CGCAACGCGAGAACCGGCGTCGATGCCACGAAGGCCGCCGCCGACTTGGCGAGGGCGAACGCAAAGGCTGAGGCCGACAGGGTGAAGGCAGCCCTCGAAGCACGCACGACCAATATCGCCGGCGCAGCATCGGACACCGAGAGCCTCATCTCTCGCCCAGGTGGTGTCTCACAGGCCGAACTTGAGCGCGTCGCCGTTGCTCGGGGTCTGCCCGCGTCCGACTGGCGAACAGTGCTCGGGGCCCGCGACACCGCCGTCGACGAGACCGCAGCCCTCGCCGCGAAGGCCCGACAGGGCGAGGCCACGGCGAAACTCGCCGAGCGCAAGGCCGACGCCCCGATGGGCGGTGCAAAGCAGCCGAGCCCTGATGCTGCGATGCGTTCGGAAAAGCTGCGCCTCGAGGTGGAGCGCCTGCGCAACGAGGCCGCCGGCGGACCGGGGTCCGCTCGTGCAAACGCTGCAATGTCTGCCACCGAGAAGAAGCGTCAGCAGGTGCTCGAGGTCGAGAACTTCACCGCGAACATTGACCGCAACATTGAGGCCGTGAAGGAGCAAATCGACAAGACCGGCACCTTTGAACTCACCGGCCCCGAGGGTGCCATTATGGACCGGCGATTGACTGAAATCGCTACCGACCTCGCCAAACTCGCCGACCCGACCAGCGTCGCCCGCGAGGGTGAAGTCAAGCTGATGAGACAGGGGCTCGTTGATAGCGGGTTCCTCGGCCTTGCTACGAGCAACAAAACCGCGAAAGCCGTCCTCGACGCACTCAAAGAGGACGTCAAGCAGCGCCGCATCACGGCATATCAGAAGCGCGGGTTGGACCTCCCCGACGGTGCAGCCCCCGCCGCTGGTGTCATGCCCGCCGCCGCCAAACCATTGAGCGAGATGACGCCGGAAGAGTTCGCCGCATACGGCCAACAACTTGAAAGCAGGAAGCGATGACCCTCGAAGAAGAACTTCAAGCGTTCGAGTTTGAAAAGGAGCGCCGCCGACGTGCGCAGCCCGCAGCGGCCGCGCCGACTGCAGCGGTGAGCGATGCGCTGAAGGCGCCCCGCGACGAGGAGCTTCAGCGCCGCATCGCCGCCCGCCCATTCTATGAGCAGAGCTTCGCCACCGGCGCCAAGCAGGGCGTCACCGGGGCATTCGGCGACGAGCTGGGCGGTATCGCCGGTGCCCTGGGCAACGTGTACGCACGGGCCGCCGGCGCCCTCACCGGGTACGAGGGCGCCGAGGGTGGCCTCGTCGAATCCACGCGCGCCGCATACCGACAGGCCCGCGACGAGGAGCGGCAGCGCCTCGAGGAATCCCGCGCCGCCGAGCCCCTGAAAACCGGCGCCGGTCAAGTCCTCTCGTCGTTGCTCCTGCCCGCCGGTGCTGCAGGCAAGGTGAAGGACCTCGGGAAGGCCGTGTTGACCGGCATCGGTGTCGGCGGCCTGCAGGGCGTCGTCACCGGCGCCGGAGAGTCCAAAACCCTCGAACCGCAGGAGTTGGTCGGCGAGATGACAAAGACCGGGTTGATGAGCGCGATGACCGGCGGGGCCGCTCCTGTCGCCGTCCAAATGGCCCGCAGCGCAGCCCCCGCCGTTGCGTCGTTGCTCTCGAAGCCGCTCACCGAGATAGGCAAGGGCGCCGACATCGCCCGCCTTGCGACGTCGAAGGGTGCGACGGGCGCCAACATTGAGGGCCTGAAGATTGCCCGCCTCGTCGAGGGAAAGGTTTCTGGCACCCCGCCGGTGAAGGGTGGAGTCCCCGAGGCGACGCGCATTATGCGCGAGTACGGAATGGCCCCGAAAGCATCGACGACGACGGCTCTCAACGAGGCCGCGACCAAGTCCCGCGAAACCATCAACGAAGCGAAACGGGTCCTTCTCGAACAGGCCGATGCCGCCGGCGCGTCGGTGTCATCCCAACAACTCGCCGACCGAGTCCGCCAGCGGGCCCGCACGTTGCTCGCCGACTCCGACGAGTATCGCCCCGTGGTTGAGACGATGCTCGCCCAGGCCGACGAGCTTGACGCGAGCGACGTCGTCTACACCCTCGAACAGGTGCAGCGAAAAGCAAACGTCGCCGGGAAGGTCGCTGGCAAATGGGGGGACAGCCCCGCGCAGGTGCTGGCGAAACAGGAGTACATCCGCTCGCTGCGCGACACCGCCGACGACGCGGTCGAAACCGCCCTCGTCGGTGTGGCACCGTCGGAGGTTTCGACGATGGTCTCCCGCCTTCGTGGGAGCCCTGGCCCCGCCGGCGCGAAAGACTTGTACCAGGAGCTTCGCAAGGCCGAGCAGGTGGCGCGGCTCATCGAGGACCAGACCGCCGAGAGCCTGGGCCGTGCCGCTGGTGGCCGCCTGGTCGGCCTGCGCGAGGCCGAGGTCGCGAAGGCCGGCGAGGCGCTCGGCGGCCCTGTCGGTGGCGCCGCCGCCGTCGGTGCATTCAAGGCCGGGTCTGCTCGGGGTTCGCAAATGCGCGCGACGGGGAAGGAGGCCGCCGCCGAGGCCGGCAAACGCCTGGGCACCTTCGCCCTCACCGAGCCCGCCCCGGCGAGCGCTGCGTCAGCTCGTGCAGCTGGCGCCATCACCTCGGCCGTTCGGGGAGCCGAGGAAGCCAAATACCGCGCGCCTCTCCCGCCCGAGGATGCAGCCCTCGCCGACGACTTGCGCCGTCGTGGGGTTCCCGAGGACGAGATTGCGAGCATCCTCGGCCTCGACCAGCGCAATGCAGCCCTCGACGAACTGCGTTGACGACGTCGGCGGGGCCCCATAGCCTCGACTGATGGCGCCGTCGTGGGCGTCTTGGGTCCTGGTCAAGTGTTCGGCAGGCGCCACCTTTCGCGGGGTGGCGTTTGTTTTTGTGCGCGCGGTCACAAATCAGGCTTCGTCATGTCGCACCCGATGCGCGTGAAACGGCTTTGCAAAGCCCCAGAAAAAAACATCACCACCATGCTTGACAGTGTGCACCAGCTAGCGCATGCTGGGCCCACGGCGCACGACACACCGCCGCAACAGGAGCCACGACCATGCAAGAGCTGCAAAATAACATCGCCCGGACCTTCGCCGTTTACCTTGATGCCTCGTGCATCTCCGGTGCTGCTGTTAGCGCTGCACTGAATAGCTGTGACCGCGACTGGGCGCTGCACGACGCTGCAAAGATTGCACAGGAGAATGCGTCAAAAGCCCACAAAGAATGGCGAGACGCGGTCGAAGCTCGCGACGCTGCTCGCCTCGCCGCCTGACCTGACCCTGACAACCCGCCCAGCATTCCCCGGTGAGCCCGGGGCTTTGGCGTGCCGGATCACGACGCCGGCGACGGAGAACACACATGAACCTGCCCGACTTTGACCGACTTCTGCCCGACCCTGCCGCGCGCCGATTCGCCGACAACGAAGACGCCCTCGATGCCGTTCTCGACAACATGACCCTCGTCGAGCTGGCCGACTGGATTCGCGACAACCGCGTCGTCCGCGAGTGCTTCGAGTCCGACTTCTCCGACGCCATCGCCGACTATCTGGCGGACGTGTGACTACCCTGACGCGCCATGGGCGCGCGGGTTGGATTGTCGCTGTCGACGGGGTGCCCGTCGTCGTTGATGTGAGTTTCGCCGGGGCCCTCGCGGCGTTCGGTGTGCTTCGAGGTGGCCGGTGACCTACAGCATCCAGACCGCACAGGGTCTTATTGAGCTGCGCAAGGGGTGGCCATCAGTGCCGACCTCGGGGTGGACGGCCACCGAATGGAAAACCACCAAGGGTGCCCAGCGCGCTCTTGACCGGGCAATCGAAGACCTGACCACCACAGTCAACGAGACGCAGGGAAGCGCCGCGCGCGTGGCGCTCGAGCTGCTGACCGACGGGGCAATCATCGTCCACAACGACACAAGCACCATTGCCCGACACAATGCGACGCAAGCCATGCGCGGCCGCGTCGACGCTCGCCGCCGGCAGTTGCTCGCAGGTCTCACCGCCGTCGTCGACACTGCCCGGCTCGTCGGGGCCGGTGCAACCATCGACGGCACCGTGTGGACGCCTAAAATGGCAGCGGCTCGCATCGAGCGGGAGATTGATTACGTGCTGTATGAGTGCCTGCGCGACCCCGAGGTCGGTGAGGGGTGGTTGACCGAGGCCGGGCTCCGTTGGTTCGTCGAGAACCTGCAGAAAAAATAGCTTCAAAGGTTTCCCCGTCGACTTCGACGCGGCGGGGAGAATGGTTGCCCGGCGACATGTCGTCGCCGGGGTAACGACCGAAACGGGTGGTGCTTGGATTCGCCACCCGTCGACAACCACGGCGCACCCGCAACGGGTGGGTTGTCCTGACGAGGACGCCGAACACGAGGACACGCATGACCAAGAAAAAAACGAAACGAGCGACGACGCTGGCGATTGCCGCCACCCTGATGGGCCTCGACCGCGCCACCCTTCGCCGCTGGTGTTGCTCGGGTGCACCGCACGACAAAGTCCCCTGCCCGCCGATGCGTTCGGGATTCCTCTTCTATGTCGACGTCGCCGAGCTGCGCGCGTGGCGAGAGACGAAACCCGAGGGGAACCGTAAAGCTTTCATCAACTACGCCGTCGCCGGTGATGACGCATGAGCACACTCAACCGTACAGGCGCACATGCTGCGCTGTTTTCGGGCACCACCCTGGACCGTTTGGAGTTCGAACAGTTGGCGCATGACATCGTCGACGACCTCTGCAACGTGACCGACGCCGTCGCCGCCCAGGCCGCCGCGCACAGTCACGCCAGCATTCACCGCCATCGCTCGTCGACGTCGACCCCGCCGTCGAACGAGACCGAGAAGGAGCTTCTGCAGGCTCGCCGCGTCAAGGCACTCGAAGCCATCGCGACCGCCCTCACAACCATCGCAAAGAAGGACACGCCATGACCATGACCATCTACAAGGAGCTGATTCAAGGCTCGCCCGAATGGCTGCAGGCTCGCTGCGGATTGCTCACGGCGAGCGAGATGCAACGCATCGTGACCCCGGCGAAGTTGAAGGCCGCCGACAACGACAAGAGCCGGGCTCACCTCTACGAGTTGCTCGCGCAGCGCGTGACGCAGTACGTGGAACCGACCTACATCGGGGAGCACATGCTTCGCGGCGAGGCCGACGAGGGCGAGGCGTTGAACATTTACGAAGACGCCTATGAGGCCGGGCACCGTGTCGGCTTCATGACCAACGACAAATGGGGGTTCACGTTGGGTTTCTCGCCTGACCTGCTTGTCGGTGAAAACGGGTTTGTCGAGGTCAAATCTCGCATTCAACGCGAGCAAGTCCGCACCATCCTTGCCGCGCAAATGCCCGAGGACTTCATGTTGCAGGTGCATACCGGCTTCCTCGTGAGCGAGCGCAAATGGTGCGACTTCGTGAGTTTCTCGGCCGGGCTCCCGATGTTCACGAAGCGCGTGTTCCCCGACGAGGAAGTACAGGCCGCCATCATCGCCGCTGCGGCG